TTGCTTGGTGCGATCCGCGCGCAGCGTTGACAGGGGTTTGGGCAAAATTGGACTTTGATGAACTTGATCGGCTGATCGCCGAAGGGCTGGACGCGACCGCTGACGCTGAATATGCCGAATCGGCCGTGAATGTTGCCGTTTCCGCGCCGCCCGGGCCGGCGACCCTGCTCGAATTCTTCGATGTCCCGACCGGCGATGCTTTCGACATCGCGCCCGACGATGCGATCGCGCTATTCAAGGCGAAAAAGCTGAAACCGACTTTCAGTTATGCGGATATGGTCGGCAAAGCGCATATGCAATCGTTCACCGTCGCGAAAATGATGGACATCGATATGCTAGGGCAGGTTCGCGCGTCGCTCGAATCAGCGATGGCGAACGGGACATCATTCGGCGAATGGTCTGATGGGCTGATCCCGATGCTGCAGGGCGCAGGATGGTGGGGCAGAAAGGAGGTCGTCGATCCCTTGACCGGGCAGACGATCGTCGCCGAACTTGGAAGCCCGCGCAGGCTTGAAACGATCTTTCGGACCAACATGCAATCGGCATATGCCGAGCAGAATTGGGAAATGATCGCCGACCAAAGCGATGTCGCGCCTTTCTTGATGTATGACGCGGTTGACGATCATCGGACCCGTCCTTGGCATAAGGAGCGCGACAACACGATCCTGCCGCAAGATCACCCGTGGTGGAACAAGAACTATCCGCCCCTCGGCTATAACTGCCGATGCGGGGTCATCCAGCTTTCGGCCGAAGAACTCGAAGCGCTTGGCAAGCTTCCGAATACCAAGCCGCCGAAAATCCCCACCTACGAATGGACGAATCCGCGCACCGGGGCGAAGCATACCTACCCCGAAGGCATTGACCCGGGATTCGATTACAACGTGGGGAAGCTGGGCCTGCAAAAGAAACTCGACAAGCTTTTGGCGGAAAAGTTGGCGTCGCTGCCTCAAGACATGCAGATTGCCGCGCTGAAATCGCTGTCCAAAAAACCGACCGCGGCTGCGCAAATCGACAATGCGCTGGATGCTGCGAAGGCGGCAGCGGCGAAAGCTGAAATCGAGGCGAAGGCGGCAGCGGCAGCGCAGCGCGCAGCGGAAAAAGCCGCGGCGGCAGCGAAGGAGGCTGAAGCTGAATCGAAGCTGAAGGAAATCGCCGGCTATCCCAGCGAAAGCGGGCCGGGCAAGTGGCTGAAGCGCGCGCTGACTCAGCTTGAGAAAATCCCGGGGTTCTTCAGTGGCCCGGCATCCGCCCGGCTATCCGCGGTCGAAGGCAAGGCCGCTGCAATGAAGGCGAACTACGAACTGCTGACGATCCTTTCCGGATACAAAAAAGCGGTTCTCGCTGGCAAGACCCCGACCCCGAAACAGAAAAAAGCTTTCGATTCGCTTTCCGCGGATGAGCAAGACGTTTTCCTTGGCAAGATCGACAAGGAAAAGGCCGCGCAGGCTGCGAAAAAGGCCGCTGACGAAGCCGCGGCGGCAAAAGCGGCCGAGGATGCGGCAAAGGCCGCGGCGCCACCCCAGCCGCCACCCGTGGCGCCTGTTGCCGGCCCGGCGCCGAATGGGCCGGACATGGAAAACATGGTCCAGATCGGCCCGCAAAAGGGCAGCAACCCGGGCGGCATGTTTCAGGACACCACGACCGGCGATCGCTGGTATATCAAGACCCCGGCATCGGAGGACATCGCGCGGAATGAAGTCCTCGCGGCCAAATTCTACGAAGCCGCCGGGATCGAGGTTCCGGAATTGCGAATTGTCATGCTCAATGGCAAACCTTCGGTCGCAAGCCGGATCGTGGACGGGCTGGAAAAGGGAAGCCCGGCCGATCTTGCGAAAGCGTCCGGAACTTATGACGGGTTCATGCTGGACGCTTGGCTGGCGAACTGGGACGTTATCGGGCTTGGATACGACAACCTGCTTTTGAAGGCGGGCCGCGCGGTTCGGGTCGATACCGGCGGCGCGCTCAGATATCGCGCTCAGGGCGGATTGAAGGGCGACGCATTCGGCCCGCGCGTTTCTGAAATCGATACGCTGCGCAACCCGGGTGACAATTCGCAAGCCGCATCGGTCTTCGGCAAGATGAGCAAAACCGACCTTGAGGCTGCAGCGCGCCGGGTCGCACGGATCTCCGATGACGACATTCGCGCGATCATCGCCCAGCACGGGCCGCTTGATCAGGGCGCCCGCGATGATCTTGCGCGCATCCTGATCGCAAGGCGAAAGGACATTCTCGATCGATACAAGGCGGCGCAGGAGGCAGAGGCGCCCGCGCCTGTCGCGGATGCTGGCGCGAAAGTCACCAGCGCGGAGCAGCAATCGATCGAGGCAAGCCGCCTGAATGGATATGCGATCCGGACTGACGTTGACGAAATCGAAGATCAAAACGTCCTGATCAATCTGCTGAAGGATGCGAACGGCGAAGATTTGACCCGCGCGTCCCTGAAGCTGCGCGAATCAGCTTCCGCGCGCCTGCTCGAATTGATCAAGGAATCCGGCGTCACGCAGGCATCGCCCGGGGAGTCGGTCAATATTCTTTCTGCGCGCGCTGCCATGCTGCAGGCGGTGAAGGGCATCAACCTTCGCGCATCGCAGGGCGCCAACTTCGACCCGAAAGACCTTCAGCGCGTGATCGATGCGGCAAGCGAAGGGCGCAAGGCGGTCGAAGCGCTGAAGAAAGCGCTCTTGGTCGCGAATCAGGAAACGTCGCTCGAACTCGATCGCGCGCTGAAGATTTTCGAGCGCTGGATTCCGGTCTTTGATGACCTGAGCAAGTCGGTAGTGCCCGGCGCGAAGGCGGTCAAGATCGACGGCAAATTCCCGTCCGACCTGATCCCAAGCGAAGTGATTTTCACGCGCAAGATCGTTGCCGCGGAAAAGCCAAAGTCGGACATCGCATGGCGCAGGCTTCCGTATTTCGAGGCGGAATTGACCGACATTCAAAAAGGCTACGCGAAGGCGACCGGGCAGCGCGGGCAGATTCACGGCATCAACGAAGCCTATGAGGGCGTGATGCCGGATGGGCGGCGAATCGTTTTCATCGCGAACACCAGCCAGAACTATGCGTGGGCGATGCGCGGTCAGCTTTACATCGATGTCAAAGGCAAAGGCGCAGCGGTTTCAGCGCGGGCAATGGACACGATCGAGGAATTGAAAATCAATGCCGCCCGGGCCGCGGATATCGATCGGCAGAACCTTTACCTGAATCGATACGCGCACATCATGTTCGCCCGGCGCGCTGGCGATCGAGCCGCATTCGAGAAGATCGACAAGACCAAAAGCGGCGAGGATGCGGTTCAGGCGAAGCTTCAGCTTATCAAGGAGCGAACCGGGGTCGATGTCGAAAAGTCTGAAGAATGGGCGCAGCGCGACGGAAAGCATCAGGCTTTCGGGCATGGCGAAGTGCATCAATACCGGCCGGATTTCGATACGCCTGAATTCCGATCCTTTGCGAAAACGCATTACGTCTACCACAACCCCACCGGGCTTTCCAAAACCCGGGCGGGCGGCGGGGTCGCGGAGAAATTCCTTCGGCTGGTCGATTCCGGCGGGCATCTTTCTTCACTGACGGATCGGATTCGCCGCGGCGTCGCGCTGCGCGGAACTTCGGTCGAGTCCGACCTGAACAGCGGCGGCGGGTCATATATCTTCACCCGCATCAAGAGCAGGCGATCGAAAAAGTCGGCCGGCTTTTATTGGAAAGCCGATGTCCTGAAGCGCATGGACGCGATCACCTACGACAGTGATATGTTCGGCAATACCACCCCGGGATTCATCGAGAACAATCGCCGCGGGCAGACCGTCGAAGACCTGAAATCAGTTTCCGAAAACACTTCAGACGAAACGATTTTCAAGCATGGGCTGTCCCTTTTCGATGATATCGATTCGGTCGTTTTCTCAAGCGAAGCCGAGTGGCGCAATGTCATGGAAACCATGCGATCGCTGGGCTATAGTAAGTGGCCCGATGGTCGGGAACTGAGCGAGGTTCTAAGCTGGGAAGCGTGATGCGATGATCGAAGAACTGACGAAAAACTGGAAAGGCGCAGTCATCAGGCTGCGCTTCAAACGGGACAAGTTCGAAACTGTTCGCCCGGCGGCTTTCGTCTATTCGATCCCCGGCGGGTTCGGCTGGATCGAGCCGGCCTATGCGGCAAGCGAACCGAATCCGTCGCCTATCGGCCATGAAGTCGCCGCGCCGATCATCGAAGAAAGAAACGGTGAACTGGTCTTCGATGGGCCGCTATATTCAGGCGAAATCGAGTGGTTCGTCGGACAGCCAACGGTCGCGGACGCGCTGGAATGGTGGGAAGCTTGGCTAATTCAGAACAAGACCACCCGGGCTGAAGAACGCGCCCGGCTGGTGGCTGATGGCGTTATCCCCGCTTGAAAATCCGCGCCTCAAGTTCGCCGTCCAGCCTGTCGCGCATTTCGCGCGATACCCGCGGAAGCGGCGCCCAAAGCGATGCGCCTGAATGCTGCCATTGTCCAATGACCGCAATTCCGTGCGGGTGGAAATAGAGCAAAATCTTCGTGCCGGTCGGCGGCGGGTTGTCTTGCGGGTGATGCCACTCGATTTCATCCGCGGCGATATAGCGCTCAGTCATTCAGTTCCCTTTAATTCAGCCAAAAGCGCCACCATCGCGCGTTCGGAATGATAGCGCCCCTTTGCATCAGCCAGCCTTTGTGCGGCCGCTGCAATGCGATTTAGTCGCGCCACGCTTGGATCATCCCGCTTGTTCCATTCCGCGATCATTTCCGCTTTCATCTTCGGAAGCCAGTTGCGGTCGGTCGTATAGGATGGGATATCGCATGCGCAAAGCTGCGCGCCGCAATCGACGCACCGGACGGTGAAGGCGATCGCGGAATCCGGAACAAATTCAGCATGACCGCCGCAGAAAGGGCAAGGCTTGGTCTTTTCGGTCATCCCTGCTCATCCTCCGAGGCTGCGAGTTCCGCCGCGATCAGTGCCCGAATCCGCCGAAGATCGCCAATCGTTATCTCGGCGCTGTTGATCGCGAAAACCGGCGTCGAATCGCTTCCGGCATAGTGCCTGTCGTTGTGATCCTGCAGCAATGCGGCGAAGCGCTTCAGCGCATCAATCGCTTCGGCATGCCGGCGGCGCAGCGAATCGAAATCAGCCTGCGTCACCGGGAATCCTTCAGGGGTCCGCGCCGGTTTCAGTGCATCGTGCATCAAATCGAACTTGCTCATTTCCTTTTTCTCCTTTCGGTCAACTGGATCGCCAAAAGATCGGCGATCGCGGAGCGCTTCGGCTGCGGCGCCTTTTCCTGAATCGGCTTCAGGGCGTATTCGATCACCGCCCGCGGCGGAAAGAACGTGCACTCGAAAGCATAGTGCCCGCCCCTTCCGCAAGCGAAGCAAGCCGGCGCGCTGGTCGCCCGCGGCTCGAATTCGCTGCAGGCCGAAGGCGCGTTGTCCTTGAATGGCAGCGGGACACCCCAGCGGCGGCAGCGCGCGCCATCCGTGCCCGGATATGGAAGCGCGCAGTCAGCGCACCCGC